TTAGCCCGGTTCAGGGCTCTCCATTTTACCGGCCGTTTTACAGGCGGCAAGGAGCGGAGCGTCCGCTTCGGCGGTGTCATCACCCGGCTTTCGAAGCCGCTTCTCTCGCGCCTCTCGCTTCGCCATCGCGGCTTCAGCCAAGCGCACGTCTCGCCCGAGGTAGTGCTTGTTGAGGATGTTGGCAGCGTCCTGAAGCGAGTGGCCGGTCAGCGCCGCGATCTCCGGCACATCGCACCCAGACAGCGCCAGCGCTACGACGGCAGTGCCACGCAGATCGTGGAAGGTGACGCCCGTCACGCCTGCCTTGGCGCAAGCCTTCCGCCATGAGGCGCGGAAGCCGCTCGAGGTCCAGGGCTGGCCATCACTGGTCTTCAGGATCGTGCCGGACCGGTCGTTGATCATCTCCAGCTCTGCGCGGAGCGTCTCGTGGACCGGCACCGCGACGCGGGCCTCGGTCTTCGACTGCTTCAGCCGGATGTGATCGCCCGTGTAGGCTGACCACTGCATGGTGAGGAGGTCGCCCTGCCGCTGACCGGTCCAGAGGGCGAGGTTCATTGCTCGCCGCAGATGAATCGGCGCCTTCTCGGCGAACGCCGCAATCTGATCCTCGGTCCAGATCTGGTCCTTCCGGCTGCCGCTGTAGACCCGGCCACCGCGCTCGCAGACGTTCACCGTGATCTCGCCGCGGTCCTTGGCGACCGACAGGACGCGAGCCAGCACGGTCCAGGCGTAATCGGCCTTCCTCGGCGTCGCCGACATGCTGTCGCGCCAGCGCTTGAAGATGCCCCGCGCTCGCGGGTCTTGGACGGCCCTCAGCGTCATGTCGCCGAACTTGGCCTCGATCGCCGCGAGATACCGCCGGTAGTCGCGCTTGCTCGCCTCGGCACGCCCTGTGAACTCGTCGGTCACGCGATAGTCGGCGATCAGCTTCTGCAGCGTGTTCCTTGGGATCTCCTTCCGCGCCGCGTGCGCCGCGTTGTAGCTTTCCAGGAACCGCGCGGAGCCCGGCTCGCCCTCCAGCCGTGGGCCGCCGCGCCAGGCGTAGTAGTAGGTCGCCGTCGTCCCGCTCGCGAGCTTCGTCCGGACTGTGTGGACCCCCCGCAGGTCAAATTTGACCATGCTTGCGCATCCACTGGTCCAAGTCGCTCTCCTGTGCGTCGTCGTTCACGGCGGCATCCATCGGCTCGACGATAGCGCCCTCGGCGCCGATGCGGACGCGTAGGCGCTCGCGCGGGATGCCCGCCGCCACGAAGGCCCGGATCGCGCGGGAAATGTCCGCCTGCGTCACGCGGGCTGCGGTCTTAGGCACTGCAGCCCCCTTTCGCCTTCAGCCCGGCGTCACGCGCCCGGTTCAGATCGGCCATGAGATCGTGCGAGCCGCCCGGCCGGTCCGGATGCCGCTCGCGGGCCAGCTTCCGGAACGCGGCCTCAATCTCTTCGGCGCCGGCGCCCGGCTGCACGCCCAGCACCTGCCACCAGGGCGTCGCCCCAGGCGCGGGCAGCGCTCGGAATCCAGCGAACATCTCAGCTGCCGTCGCGACTCCGTACCGCTCGATCTTGCGCGTCGCCTTGATGTGCGCGGCCAGGGCGGCGATGTTGTCGGCCACGCGGCGGTACGTGTCGCAGGCGAGCACGTGCGGCTTGCCGCCCAGGCTGAAGTAGAGGGCGACGCCCGGATCCACGGGCTCGCGCTGGCCGGAGCGGATCTGGCCATCGAGGCGCAGCTCGACGTTGCTGCTGAGCACGACCGACTGCGCGCGGAGCAGGTCGACCTCGGATTGCAGGCGGCCGCGGGCATCGCCCACGGTGAGCGTCTCCTTCCAGCCGCGATCCATCTTGCCGAAGGCGGCGACCTTCCGGGCCTCGGGCCGCTTGCGCGGGCGTCCGATCGGCCATTGCAGCGGGTAGGCCTGAGTCATGGCTAGCTCCGCTCCGGCAGCGCGCGGATCGCGAACCAGGCATCCCGGGCGCCGTTGTCGTGCCACGCAGCCTGATCGGGCGTGGGCCGCTGATCCGGCTCCCAGCACGGCGGGTGGCGCCAGCCCTTCGGGTATGGGCCGGGCCAGGATGACGGGGGCCCGTAGGAAGCGCTGATCGCCGCCTTCAGGCAGGCCTCACGCATCGCCTCGGCAGCTCCCTCCGCTTCCCTCACCCTATCCCGGAGGTTGGCGTTCTCGGCGCGGAGGTGGGCGGCTTCTGCTTCGGCGGCAGCGATGATCGTGCGCTTCGCATCGTTCTCGCCGCGCAGGAGGGCGATCTTGTCGAGCATCGTGGCGCGCTCGTCCTGCCACTGGCGCTCGCAGTAGCGATGCGTCTGCTCCCACGACTGGTGCGCGATCTGCGCCCCGTCTCGCCGGGCAGCGCCAAGGGCATCCAGAAGCAGGGGCTCGGCGATCCGGCCGAACTCCTCGAATGGCCCCTTGAAGCCGAGGCCGTCGGCGAGCACGGCTTCCGTCAGAGCCACGGCAAGGTTCTCGGCGTCGGGCAGCATCTCGGCGCGCAGGGCTTCAGGCATCTCCTCGGCCGTCCGGCCGGTATCGGGGGCGGGGGTCATCGATCCGCCTCCGTGGTGGACGGGGCGTCGGAGGGGGCGAGAGCCCAGGCATTGAAGGCCTGCCACGTGCGCAGGTCGCTCTCCCAGCCGGCCTGCACGTTGTGCCAGCGGCCTTCCTCGACCCCGGCGATGTGCTCGCCGATCTCGCGAAGGATCTGTCGGCGATCCTGCTCGCGAACGTCCGGCCACTTTGCCTTGAGCCAGTGGCAGCACAGGCTCCCTGCGTAGCTGTGGCGACCGAGGCAGTAGCGCACGCCGGCCAGCATCATGAAGGCGTCGTCACTGGTCATGGCGCACCTCCCCGGCAGCCTGAAGGGTGCGGAGGGCGGCCGCCGCGCGTCGGCAGGCCGCCTCAAGCCAATTCCAGTGATCGGCCCCGACCGCGATCTGCTCGGCCTGCGTCGATCGCTTCACCTGGTCGAAGAACGCCACGGCCTCCGAGCAGTCCTTCAGGGCCGCCTGGACGTCGTCCAGTTCCCCCAGATCCCCACCCGCTCCAGGGGATGGGGCGGATGCGAGGGCTTCCGCGATTTCGGCCCAGATCGGGTTGTGGTGATTGCAGGGGCCCTTGCTGGTGTCCCACTGCTTCGCCCGCTCACTCACGAAGTCGCGGAAGCGCTCCAGAAGGTCTTTCAGCCGCCCGACCTCCTCCCCGACCCGATCCGGCGGGGTGGGCGCGGAGGCGGCGAGCACCGACGTGATGCACGCCGTCCAGTGCTGCCGAGCCCATGGGTTGCGCGACCAGGGCTGCTTGTGCCTCCAGGACGGATGCTCGTAGGCGAGGCGAGCCAAGCGCTCGATCTCGTCCGCGGAGATGCCGGGCAGACCGCTCACCTCTTCCTCAGCCGGTGCCGTGTTGATTGCCTGTTCCATCTCTCAGGCTCCCGACGTTTCGGTCGCGGGGGCGAGGGACCACGTCCACTTCGGGCGTCCCTGACCGGTGCTCTTCGTGATGTTGCCGGCCTTGCGGTGCTTCTGGATAAGCCGATCCGCGAGCCGCATGCCCGCATCCCGGGTCCCGAACTCGACCTCGCAGATGTCCTCCGCGACCGCCGTCAACATGGTCGATGTGAAGGGCTTCTCCCGCATGCGGGCCTCGACCCGCTCAACCATCGCCGCTGTGATAGCGCGGCCTTCCACGATCATGGTGCTCACGTCGTCAGTCTCCTATCGGTTCGATCAAATGAGGCAGCGCAGCCAAGTCCGCCTCGCTCCTGCTGAGCGGGGGATCATCTGGGCGCCTCGGCTACGCCGACCGCGTGCTCATGCTTCGCACCGAGCCCTTCGGTCTCGGCCGTGCCGGTTTCGCCCGCTGGCGCAGCGTCGGGGACGTGGTAGCCGGTGCCATCGCCCATCAGGCGCCAGGTCCGCGCCCGGTTGACGGCCATCTTCCGCTCGACGGCTTCCCAGAGGCCGGGATAGCGCGAGAGGACGATCACGACGTCGGCGGCCTCCTCGACCTTCGTCGGCTCGGCGAGCAGTTCATCCATCTCCTCGGCGGCGCGCTTGGCGACGCGCTCTGGCGCTACCGGCCCGAAGGTCTCCTCGCACCACGCCGCGATGGTCGCCAGCGTCTCGCTCGATGGCGCAGCGTCCAGATCTCGGGTTGCCGCGAATACTTCATCGCAGTACCGGCGGACTTGCTTCCGATTTACGGTGACGCCGCCGACAATCTCCGCGTAACTGGCGTATCCGGCCAGTTCAGACGCGGCATCCCGAAGACGATCAATCATGGTCATCTCATAAACCTTTCAGTTTTTGCGCGAGAGATTGAAGCCGGAGGCCAAGATGCGGAGCAGCTTGGTCCGAAGGACGAAAGCTCGTCCCGGAGGGCGCGCCCAACTCTTGACCATCGGCCCCAGCCGGTAGCCAACGAAGGCCGAGGACGCTGCGGTGTAGGCGAGCAGACCGGCGGCCAGGGCGAGGGAGGCGGTCATGGCTCGCCACCGACCCAGTGGATGCGCGGATCGGCGTAGAAGATGTTCCAAGCGGCAGCCGCACAGGCGGCGAGGAACATGCTGCGATGCCGGGAGAGAACGCGGCCGTTGAGAGCCCGCACTTCGTATGCGCTCTTGGTCACAGGCTTTCTCCCGCGGTGTTCGCGATGGCGCCGGCTAGGGCGAGGGGGAGGAGGACGGAGGTCATGCGGCCTCCGATAGATCGGCTTCGACAGCCTCGATCCGACGGCCGATCCAGCGCATGGCGTTGCAGGCCATGGAGTTGCCGAGCATCTTGTAGCGGGGGCCGTCGGGCATGATCCCGCCGCGCCATGGCACAGCAGTCCAGCCGTCGGGGAAGCCCTGCAGGCGCTCGCACTCGGTCGGCGTCAGGCGGCGGACAGACCAGCCCTGCGCCACCGCGAGCTGGCCACCAGCATTCGCGTGCGATCGATCAAAGCCCATCGCGCGGAGCGTCGGGGTCGCCCCTTCATCGGTGGCATCAGCCCCATGGTCCTTGCAGGAGAACGCGATGGCCGGCGGGTGTGCCCCGGCGGCGAGCGGGTGGCATGGATTGCCAGGCTGCGGGTTCGATCGATTGTCCCGGCTGGTGAGCTGCGTCGTGTCGAAGGCGATCGGCAGCAACGTGTCTGTGCAGTCGCTGTCGACGCCTTTCGCGCTGTCGCGAGCGCGGAGGGTCTGAGCCACCGGCACGATCATGTTCGCCGCGGCCTGATCTACGCTGATGCCGCGGTCACCAGCCGTCAGGGCGGCAACAAGTTGGCCGCCAGCGGCTTCGTCTGGACCAATGCGATAGCCGCCCCCGGTGCCGCCTGCCGACCCGCTGCAACGGGCGAGGCTTGCCTTCAGAGTTCCGCTCACCGGCTCCGCGATGAACGTGTCGTTCTGCAGGTCGTAGCGGCCGCCAGGGTGCCCCGTCAGGGCCGTGCTGACGTCGGTCGGGTTGCAGTTCTGGCCGCCGCCGAATGCTTGGGCTGCGGGCCGCCCGGCCTCCGTCCGTCCGGCACCGCGGCGACCGCCTCCAGTGCCATCCGCAGCGCCGGCGGCAACTCTCGGCCCCGCACGTCGGCCCGGCGCAGGATCCCCGCGCAGGCACGCGCGCTCAAGAAGTACCGCTGCGGAACGGCGCCAGTCTCCAAAATATCCGACAACGAACACACGGCGGCGTCGTTGAGGAACAGCCCGTCCGTACCCGTCCACTCGGATGTACTGAGCGTCCAGCACTCGGTAGGCGAACCCATACCCGAGTTCGACCATGCCCCCGAGGATGGCTCCAAAGTCCCGTCCTCCGTTCGACGACAAGACGCCGGGGACGTTCTCCCAAACCAGCCACCGGGGGCGCAGGCGGTCAGCCAGCCGAAGGAACTGGAGGGCCAAGTTGCCACGGTCATCCGCCAAGCCGCCTCGGAGGCCGGCGATCGAGAAGGCTGGCAGGGGGTGCCTCCGACGAGGAGCTGAATAGGTCGATAGTCGCCAGCTTGGATCGTCGTGAAGTCGCCATGCAGCGGCACCTCGGGAAAGCGGTGTTGCAGGACCGCGCGAGGGGCGGCGTCGATTTCGGAAACGAAGGCGGCCTCCCAGCCGAGGGTCGCCCACGCGACGGACGCGGCCTCGATGCCGGAGCAGACCGAGCCGTAGGTGAGCGGAGCCATCACGCCGCCCTCCCATTCTCGTCCTCACCCGCCTTCACGGCGGCCAGGGCATCGGTGGCGGGGAGAGCGGGGACGCGCCGGCGGCGGTCGGACCAGACCATCGCGCCGACGATCGCCACGAAGCCGACGAAGGCGGCAAGGATCCCGAGGGTGAGGGGGCCGGTCATGCCGCGACTCCGAGCCCGTCATCGATGTTCCGCTCCTCGACCGTGAAGGTGACGGCGACGACCCACGGGTTGCGGAGCCAAGCGCCCTCGCCGTTGATGCCATCCCAGAGCAGCCAGAAGGCCCGGACAGGATGCTGGGCGTTGATCAAGCCCGGGATGCCGAAGTCCGAGTGCTCTGGCGTGCGCAGATCCTGGATGCCCTCAGCGATCGCGTCGGCCGGGCTCATGTCGTTCAGCGGCTCGACGCGGATCGCCGTCACCAGGAGGGTGAGGCGACTCGCCCAGCGCGGCATGAACAGCGACGGCCGCCAGATGCCCTCGGCTCCGCTCAGCAGGTCCGGCAGCCACGTGTGCCACTTCGCGCCTGGGCAGCGCGCGTAGTTGAACGATGGGCCGGCCCCCTCGTCCTCACCGTCCCAGGCCTCGATGTCGTGGCAGTCGCCGGTCGCCCGATAGGCGATCTGCGGACCGTTGCTGCTGCTGCCGGTCTGCCACGTCTCCTTGACCCAGAGGCGATCGCCCACCTGCCAAGACAGGCGCGGCTTCAGCTCGGCGTCGCGCAGGTCGTGCCAGCGCATGCCCTTGTCGCGGAAGTGCCAGTCGTAGCCGGCCGTATCGCTTCGGCCGAACTCGGTAACCGCGCCGACCTTCGACAGGCGGGTGAGCGGCCGCCGGGTCTGCGTCTTGCCGGTGCCGGGCTTGCGCGCCTCGCGGAGGAGAGCCTGGACCATCGGCGCGCTGAACAGGATGGGACGGTCAGCCACGGGCCACCTCCCACCCAACCTCAAGGATGCTGAGAAGAGCGTGCGCGTCCGATATCAGCCCCAAAGCAAATTCAGATGCATCTATTCCGATCCCGACTTCGCCAACGATACCACCCTCAGTTGTGCAGATTTCGCACAACCTATGCACTAATAAGTCATCAGAATGGATTATTGCGCCTCGCTGTAATCTGATAAAGCATGCCAACACAGTGCAACGACACTGTGCGGGAGGGGACGGAGCGACCGCGCGATGATCGACGCGAAAAATTCCTGGCGCGTGCAAATCGGCAGCCGCGTGCACCTGATTGGCGACACCGAAGCTCTTATTGTGCTGAGCAGTCATCAGGAGCCGGATGGGGGCGTAAAGCTCCGCTGCTTGAGGCAAAGCTCCATGAAATACGTCACCGTTCAAGGCACGAAGCTCGAACTGGTGACCTAGAGGTCCACGTTCGCGCGTGACGGTTCTGGACTCGACCATAGGGTCACTCCGCTGCGAAGAGGGGCACGGCCGTAGCTTCGGCGCCCGGGCGAACCCGGACGCGGCCTCGCGGCGCACGGCTTCCTCAAGCGCCTCGGTGGCGGCACGCTGGGCGGCGCGGGCTTCGGCGACAGTGGGCAGAGGCGGCACCCGGACCGGGCCCGACTCGTCGTAGAAGGACGCCACCGGGACGCCGAGGAAGATGGCGACCTCCTCGAGGCGGCCGGCGCCGATGCGATTGGCGCCGGCCTCGTACTTCTGCAGCTGCTGGAAGCTGACACCGAGGGCCCGGCCGAGATCGGTCTGGCTGAGGCTCATGAGCTCGCGTCGGGCTCGAATCCGCGCACCGATGCGTGCGTCGCGATCGGTGGTGCGCTTGGGGGCGGGAGCGGTCATCGGGCTCTCCTGCGGGCGCGGCCCTGCCGAACAGCCGGCATGGCCAGGACAGCGAGGGCCGCCGCGATGGCGGCGACGAGGGCGAGGCAGAGGCCGAAGGCGATGTCCGAGGCGCTCATGACGGCCGCACCTCGCGAAAGGCGTCGGCGGCCTCGACCAGCCAATCGGCCGTGTTGCTGAGGTCGTCCTTGGTGACGACGCCGCCGGAGCGGGGTCCGAGACCGGCGACGACCTCGCGGAACGCCACGGCCAGCTTCTCGCACCAGACCGCCGCGGCCTCCGCGCCGGCGAGGTGGTAGAGCGTCAGGGGCTCCAGCAGGATCGGGCAGAGCGTCGGGTTGAGACCGCCCTGGCTGGGCAGGCGGACGCGCGGGCGGGCGCTCGACATCACGCCGCCTCCGCCAGCTCGACGACCGGCTTGCTGATGCCGTCCAGAGCTTCGAGAGCCAGGCGCACAGCCCGGTTGCGCGGATCGGTCTCGGGCAGGCTCGCATCGAGCTTCCGCATGACCTCGACGTAGATCGCGTCGAGCATGTCGCTCTCGGCGCGATAGTCGGCGTCCTGCTCAGCGAGCGCAGCCTGTTCGGCAGTGTCAGCCTCGATAGCGGCGGCGGCGTACTCCTCGCGGTAGTTCCGCGCCTCTCCGATGCAGTCGATCAGCTCGACCTCAACAGCGCCGGTCCGGTCGTTGACGAGGTCGTAGAAGAGCCCGTTGGCGCGGATGGAGAAGGTGTCGGCGGCCATGGCTCAGGCCTCCTCGGTGAGAGCCCAGCGCACGGCCGGAACAGTCTGCAGGGCGTAGAAAAGGCTGCTGGTCAGGAACGCGGCCGCACCGAAGATCGGGACGAGGATCGAGGACATTGGCACCTCCCCTCAGGCCGCGAGGCCGGAATGAAGGTCAGACAGGCGCAAGGTCTCGTCGTGCTTGTCGCAGAGGCGCGCCAGCGCATCGAAGGCAGCACGATCATGGTGCCGGGCCTGCGCGCCGCGCTCGACCTCAGCGTGGGCCTCGTCAACGGTCGGAAAGCGCCCGACGACGACGTCGAACGAGCCGGGACGTTGGCGGGTACCGCTGACCCTGACGCTGGCGATGTAGTGGTGATTGTTAAAGGCCGGTGCGACGGTGCCGAGCTGGCTGGATCCGCCGACGCCGTCGGCCGCCTGGAGCACGTAAACCGTACCCATGAAGAGGCTCCAGACCGGCGGGCGGTCGCAGGAGCGGTTGGCGTAGCTGGAGGGGAATGTCTGGGTCATCGTGCGCTCCGTCAGGGCGGCTTCGACGGCATATTCATACCAAAACGGAATTCGGCGTCAATACCGTATCGGTATTTTTTGACGCGCTCATACCGCCGCGTCCAATGCGCTTGTCCACACCCGTCCACAGGCGACCATCCGTGTTCTTGCTTTGTTCCAAAACGGATGAGCAAGATACCCGCACAGGTTGATGAGGCAGCAATGGTCAAGGGCGTGTACGGCTACCAGACGTACGTTCAGGCGGGGCTCAACAGGCTGGAGACAGGCGCGTTACGCACTTGCCGTTCCGCCGATGACGCTAGGACAGAAGCTGCGAAGAGGGTGGCGTCCGGAGACTGTGTCGGAGCGGCCGCCTTTTGGAGCGGGATAGCTGATGCGGATCGCCTCGCACCCCCGGTCATCCTTGAGATGTACGGAGCTGTGCCCGGCGACCTTGCCGACGGGCTGCCCTTCTAGCGGCCCATCCGTACGCGGCCGATCTTCGCGGGGCGATATGAGCCGATAACAATCGCCTTGATTTTTATAAGCACGCCATTTTCGACGGTTTGCGTAAGTTCCGCAGCAGGAAGATGAATATGGTGATCCCAGCGAGGATCATCGCTGAAAGCGCGCAACTCGATCGATCCATCATCATTTTTATGATAAAGTTTCGCGGTCATCTCTCTTAATGAACCGCCATCTCTAATTTGCTCAACAACCACCATCTCGCCATTTGTGGGCAATATCCCCGCTTCTTCTACTCCTACGCAATGTAATATGTCGCCATCTGCTGCGAACCTATCGATAGACGTTCCGCGCACCACAAGGCCATACTGCGCTGAAGCTGGCCATTGGGGATCTGGGACTAATGGGGCCGTGCCAAATTTAGGTTCATCTATGTTTTCCTCTGTGGCCAGCCATCTGCCTGCAGCAACCTCACCAAGCACGAGCATACCGCCGACCGTAAGCCCAAGCGGCAAAGTCTCTGATGATAATTTAAGCCCGGTCCATGCCTCCGACTTGGCAGATCTTTTTGCGCTTCTGGCTCGATCCGCAGCGCCTCCGATAGCCATTCTCACATAATCAACTTCCAGATCTAGGTAACGTGCGAGTCTTACAACTGCGCTGTCATTAATACTATAAGTACCATCTAGAACGTTACGAAGAAGTCGTTCATTTATCCCCGTAGCAATACAGATATTCTTAATTGATTTGCGCGTCTCATTTATAATATCTCGTATATCTGGCACGCCTGCCAGTGCCTCTTCGGATGGAAACAGCAGATCATCAGGAGAAACACCCAACGGCTCGGCTAGTACGGTGGCCCATTCCTTTGTCAAACTTCGCTGATAGCTCTCAAGGCGCCTTATTTGAGGCTGGCTAGTCCCGGCCAACTCCGCCAGACGCCCTTGGGTCAAGCCGGCCCGGTTCCTGTAATAACGTAAAGCGCTCATACCGCTCTGATATTCCGGCTTCGCCCTCAATTCTAAGTCCGAAGCGGTATGATCGAGCGCGTCGGGGCTTGAACACGACATACCATTTCGGTATGTGTTCGGTATGAGGCTCACCGATTACCTCCGACAGCAGAAGCTGACGCACTCTGAGTTCGCCGCTCTCATCGGCGCAACGCAAGCTGCGGTCACGCGATACGCCAACGGTCGGCGGATGCCGAGCCTCGGGAAGCTCATTCGGATTGAGCGGGCCACCGGTGGTGCTGTGCGCGCCATCGACTTTATGCCCGCCGACACGGAGGCGGCATGACCATCCTCGCTCTCCCCTTCGCCTGCTCAGCCGCGGTTCTAGCCTGCAGCTTCCTCGACTTCCGGCCGCTCGTGATGGCGTACTGCCTGCCGGTAGTCGTCGGGGGCTGCTGGGTCTTCGCGTGATGCGTCGCCGTCAGCCGAAGCCGGTGACCGGCGCGGAGCGCAAAGCGATGCGGGCACGCGCGCTGGAGGGCGCGACCGTGCCGGAAATCATGCGGGAGTTTGGTCGGCCGAAGAGCACGGTCCGTCATCACTGCGCCGGCCTGCTGCCGGCTCGCATCTTCGGCCCGAAGCGCCTTCTTGCCATCCTGGAGATCGCGGAGCGCTCGACGGTCTCTCGATCGGTCTTGGCCTGTGATCTGGGCTTCGCGAACGCCTCGTCTCTGGGCGTTACGCTGACGCGCGCTCGTCACGCTCGGCGCGAGGCCGCGCAATGCGCCTGACCCCATCACAAGCTCGCCTCGTGTTGTCTCGCGTCGAGGCCGAGGCACCCCGCGTGATCCCTGCCAGGGGATCCGCTGGGGCCGCTCTCAATCTTCGCGTCCGCCCTGTGCTGCCAGGCTCCGGCGTTCGCGATGTCGTGTCCTTCGAAAGGTTCGCGGCGTGACCACATCCGCGCTCTGTCCCTCCTCACTCGGTGGCCTCTCGATGCCCAAAGCATCGGAGAAAACCGTGAGACAAGCTTCCTCGACCGCGAGTCATGTTCCTGCCGTTCGTCGGCGCAGTGACTCTTGCTCTCGGACAGATGTCGGAGACCGCGTGATCGCATTCCTGCGGCAGCGGTATCCATCGAAGACCCCCGATCATGTCGCGGCCGACACCGGCGTTCCGGCCGGCACCGTGCAGAAGTGGCTGGACCGCGGCTCGGCGCCGAGTGTCGCCCACTACACGCGCCTCTGGCTCGCCTACGGCCCTGAGTTCCTGGCGGCCACGATCGAGCGCGCTCCGGCGTGGCTCGACGCCGCCCACCGAGCAGAAGAAGCCGCCCGCCTCAAGGCGGAGATCGCCGCCCGCGAGGCGCGGCTCGCCAAGCTGGAGGAAGGCGCGTGAGTACAGCCGTCAACGGTGCCCGGCGCACCTTCTTCGCGGGATGCGAGGCGTTCCTCCGGAGCCTCGCCGGCAGCTTCAGCCGTGGCACCGACCGGATCTACCGCTGGGCCGACTGGTGCGGGGAGCGTGCGCGATGAGCGAGCCCTGCATCCTGGCGATCGATCCCGGTCTTACCGGCGGCATCGCGTTCTTCTTTCCGAGCGCGCCCGACCGCGTCGCCGTCGAGGACATGCCGGTCGTCAACGGAGAGGTCGATACCGGCCAGCTCCGTCGGCGGATCGCCCAGATGGGCCCGACGCTGGCGATCATCGAGCAGGTCCATGCGATGCCGAAGAACGGCTCAATCGCGTCATTCAAGCTCGGCATGGCCTACGGCGCCGCTCGGGCCGCGATCGAAGCCGCCGGCGTCCCGACGCACCTCGTGGTGCCCGGCACTTGGAAGAAGCACTTCCGGATCCCCGGCAAGACGACCGGCGGTGAGGAAGCCGCCCGCGCGCTCGCGATCCGGCTGTTCCCGGCCAGCGCCGACCGCTTCGAGCGGAAGAAGGATCACAACCGGGCCGACGCCGCGCTGATCGCCGCGTTCGGCGCCGCGAAGCTCATCACCCCTTCCCAGACCGCGGCGCGGTCGGGATGCGCCGGCAAAGAGGGGGGGCGCCGCCGCGCTCCCCTCCGAGCTGGACGCTTAAGCCATACCGAGGGGCACCCGAAGCACCGCCGACGGGCGGTCAGGTTCGCCACTTTCCTGTCTTGCTTCCGGGTGCCCCCGGGCCAGCCTTCGCTGGAAGACAGTGGCGACCGACAAGGAGTAAAAAAAGTGGCAGTCTCTTGGGATACCCTCACACAGAAGAAGCGGCCCAGGCCGCCGGCCATCCTGCTCTACGGCCCCGAAAAGGCCGGCAAGACCACGCTGGCCTCCGAGTTCGTCAACCCGGTCTTCCTTCAGACCGAAGAGGGCGATGGCATTCTGGATCTGGCCAGCATGGGCAAGATCGAGAGCTTCGGCGACCTCATGGAAGCGATCGGCATGCTTTACGAGCGTGACCACGACTTCCAGACCGTCGTGCTCGACAGCGTCACCGCCCTGCAGCCGCTGATCTGGGCCGAGACCGGCGAGCGCGGCGACGACAAGGGCAACAAGAAGAAGCGGATCGAGGACTTCGGCTACGGCAAGGGCTACGTCTACGCCCTCGGTGTCTGGCAGGAAGTGCTCGACGGGCTGAACGCCCTGCGCCGCGACAAGGGCATGACGATCATCCTGATCGCGCATTCCAAGATCGAGCGCTTCGACGACCCGGAGACGGTCGGCTACTCCCGCTACGACATCGACCTGCACGACAAAGCGCGCGACTTCCTCAAGCGCGAGGTCGACGTCGTCCTGCTGCTGAAGCCCGACGTCACGATCAAGACCGAGGACAGCGGCTTCAACAAGACGCGCGCCCGCGCCGACGGTGGCCGTTCCGTCTGGATGCACGCGACCAGCCGCCCGGCCTACGCCGCCGGCAACCGCTACGGCCTCCCCGAAAAGACCCTCTACGAGCCGGGCCGGGGCTACGACGCCCTTGCCGCCCACTTCCCCCACAGCGCGGCCGCGGCCGCTCGCATCGCAGCGGAGTAACCGACCATGGCCAGCCTCGGCACCACCTTCAACCCGAACGATGTCCCGCAGGACGAGCGCTCCTTCGAGCCGATCCCGCAGGGCGATTACAACTGCCAGATCACCGAGAGCGAGATCGTCGAGACCCGCACCGGCGGCGAGATGCTGAAGCTCACCCTGGAGGTGATCGACGGCCCCTACGCCAACCGGAAGATCTGGGACAACCTCAACATCCGCAACAACAACCCGACCGCGCAGTCCATCGCGCACCGGACGCTCGCGGATCTTTGCGCCGCCTGCGGCGCCGGGGCGATCGCCGACAGCGAGGAACTGCACTTCAAGCCGTTCGTCGCCGCCATCAAGATCGAGCCCGAGCGCACGGTCGGCGACCGCACCTACGACGCCCGCAACGGGGTGAAGCGCTACAAGGCCCGCGGCGGCCAGCCGCCCGTCGGCAAGGCTCCGGCCCAGCCCGCGGCGCGTCCGGCTCCGCAGGCCGCTCGTCCGGCCGCTGCGGCGCCGTCGCGTCCCTGGACTAACCGCAACCAGCCCGCGGCCACGGACGACAACATCCCGTTCTAGCACTGCCGGGCGGCCGGCTCCTTCCGCCAAGAACTCACCGGCCGCCCTTCCGCCCCATCCGATTTCACATCGCACGGAGCCCGTGTTCGATGACCGCTATCCCTTTGCCTGACAAGGGAGCCGCCTGATGGCCGCGCTCCCGCAACCCATCTCCCACACCGTCGCGGCGATCGACGCCGCCTACGTCAAGGGCGCGCGGACCGGCGACAGCATGGGCGTGCCCATGTCCGGTGTCGCCGAGGAATGCGCGCGAAGCTCTGGTATGCATACCGCTGGTGCGCGCCGCCGGAGGCGCCGACCGCCAAGCGCGAGCGCATCTTCGAGACCGGCAACGTCTATGAGCGCCGGATCCTCGACATGCTCCGCATGATCGGCTGCGACGTGCGCGAGATCGACGAGGCGACTGGCTCTCAGCTCCGCGTCGAACTCGCTGGCGGCCACATCCGCGGTAAGGTCGATGGCCGTGTCCTGGGATTGCCTGAGGCGCCCACGACCGAGCACGTCGTCGAGGCTAAGAGCATGAACGAGAAGGCCTTCAAGGCGCTCGTGAAGGCCGGCTCCGTGCGTGAGGCGAAGCCAGATCACTTCGCCCAGCTTCAACTCTACCTCCACGGCACCGGTCTGCGGCGTGGCCTCTATGCGGCCGCCTGCAAGAACGATGACGAGCTATATTTCGAGCGCGTCGAGTACGATCCGGCCTTTTGCTTGGCCCTCGTCGCACGGATTGAGCGGATCGTCGCCTCCCCGCAACCGCCGGAGCGGCTGTTCGATGACCCGACCAGCAAGGCGGCCTTTTCCTGCCGGTTCTGCCCGTCTCTCGCCATCTGTCATGAAGGCGAGTTCCCGCGGACGACGTGCCGCTCGTGCATGCACGCGACGCCCCTCGATGGCCCGCGGTGGCTCTGCGAGTATCACGACAAATTCCTGAGCTACGCCGACCAACAAGCCGGCTGCGGCGACCATCGTTTCGTGCCCGGGTGCGTGCCTGGGGAGCAGATTGATTGCGACCCTGAGACAGCGACCGTCACCTACCGGATGAACGACGGCTCGACGTGGGTTGATGGTGACCAAGGGAGGGCGGCATGACTGCCTTCCGCGAGTACGACGTTGGCCCAGTTGATTGCGACAAGTTGCCGAGTTCGCGTGGCGCAGCCCGGGACGCCGGCCTCAAGCGGTACTTTACGGGTCAACCGTGCATGCATGGGCATGTGACCTGGCGCTTCGTCCACGGCGGTTGCGTCGAGTGTCGCAACATCGCTGGCAGAAACAAAGAGCGGCCCGGCCACGCGGAGCAAAGCCGTCGCTGGCGCGCTGAAAATCCCGAAGCCTGGAAAGCGTCGCAGAAGCGGTCGCTCATCCGGCACAGGGATCGCGTGCAGGCGCGCCTGGCCGCTTGGCGCGCTCAGAATGTCGAGCATGAGCGCGCCTATCGGAAGGCGAACTCCGCGCGCTTGTTGGAGAATTGTTGGCGTCGTCGGGCCAGGCTTCGTGAAGTCGAGAACACGCTGACCCAGGCCGACGTGCAGGAACTGATCGTCGTTCAGGGCGGCCGCTGCGCCGAGTGCGGACGCAAAGCCAAGCTGACGCTGGACCATATCGTGCCACTCTTCCGAGGCGGCCCGCACACCCGCCGCAACGCGCAGATGCTTTGCCGGTCCTGCAACTGCTCAAAAGGCGCGAAAGACCCGCTGCAGTTCGCTCGCGAGAAAGGGAGGCTGATCTGATGCTGACCCTCCGCCCCTATCAACGCGAAAGCCTCGACGCCCTCTACGGCTACTGGAACGAGGGCGGCGGCAACGGCCTGATCGTCCTGCCTACGGGCGCCGGCAAGGCGCTCGTGATCGCGGCGCTGACCAGCGAGCTTCTGCAGAAGTGGCCGGACCTGCGCATCGGCATCGTCACCCACACGCGCGAACTGGTCGGCCAGAACTTCAAGGAGTTGCTGGGCTACTGGCCCGGTGCGCCGGCCGGCATCTACTCGGCCGGGCTTGGTCGCCGCGATACCCGCTCGCGGATCCTGTTCATGTCGATCCAGAGCGTGTTCAGGAAGGTGCGCCAACTCGGCGCCTTCGACGTCATCATCGTCGACGAGTGCCACCTGATCCCGCGCTCCTCCGACACGTCCTACGGCCGGTTCCTGGCCGACCTGCGGGACCTGCGCCCGACATGCGGGTGGTCGGCACCACGGCGACGCCGTACCGCCTCGACAGCGGACGGCTGGACGAGGGCGATGGCGCGATCTTTGACAGCATCGTCTACGACGCCAACGTCGGCGACCTGATCCGAGAGGGCTACCTGTCGCCGCTCGTGTCCAAGGCGACGCTGACGCAGCTCGACACCACGGGCGTCGCCAAGCGCGGCGGCGACTTCGTGCCGGGGCAGTTGGCGGCCGCGGTCGACCACGAAGAGATCACGCGCGCGGCCGTGGAGGAGATGGTGCGCTGGGGTGCCGACCGGCGCGCCTGGCTCGCCTTCTGCGCCGGCGTCGACCATGCCCTTCACGTCCGCGACGCGATCCGAGCCGCTGGCTTCACCGCTGAGACGGTCACGGGGGAGACGCCGACCGGTGAGCGCGACCGTATCATCGCGGCGTTCAAGGCCGGGCGTATCCGCTGCCTGACGTCCGTGTCGGTGCTGACCACGGGGTTCAACGTGCCCCAAGTCGACATGCTGGCGCTGCTCAGGCCGACCCAGTCCGCGGGGCTGTACGTGCAGATGGTGGGCCGGGCGCTGCGCAAGGCTCACGGCAAGACCGACGCCCTGATCCTCGACTTCGCGGGCTGCGTCCGCACCCACGGGCCGATCGACAACGTCGTGGTCAAGAAGCCCGGCAAGGGCGACGGGCCGGCGCCTGTGAAGGAATGCCCGGCCTGCGAGAGCTACGTGCCGTGCGGGGCGCTCACCTGCGAGGTCTGCGGGCACGAGTTCCCGCCGCGCGAAGAGGCCCGCCACGACGCGGTGGCGGACGCCACGCACGCCATCCTGTCGACCGACGGCCCGCCGTGGCTCGACGTGCGGGGCATGTCGTTCGCGAGGCATCAGAAGGCCGGCTCGCCCGACAGTCTGCGCGCCGAGTTCCATTGCGGGATCGCTACGCACCGCGTCTGGGTCTGTCTTGAGCATCAGGGCACGGCGCGCCGGAAGGCAGCCGAGTGGTGGCGCCGCCTGGGCGGCGGGGATGTGCCGGGCACGGTCGGGGAGGGGCTTGCCAGAGCCGCGCACCTGACGTGGCCCGATCAAATCCAGGTCCGCCAGAACGGCAAGTTCTGGGAGGTCGTCGGCTACCGCTTCGCGGCCGACGGCCAGTGGTCCCCAAGGGCCATTCTGCCCCTAGAGGCGGCGTGACCCAGCATCTCGACAACCCCGAGAGCTGCTTCGTCTGCCGAAGGCGGGCGGACGGCCTCGGGGTCATGAAAGGCAACCGCATCGGATGGCTGTGCCAGCAGTGCGCCGATGGCGGCTACGGAACGAGGACCATCCGCATGCCAGTGCGCGAGTTCGACAGGTACGAGGCCGGCGCGTTGCGCCGGGCGGCCGAAGGTAGGGCAGGAGCCTATCTCGACAGTTTGGGTCGGACCGATCTGGCCGACCTGCATCCGCAGGAGTGGCAGCACGTCTGTCGCCTCATCATTGAGGATTTCGGCGAGGGCATCCGCGCGGAGGTCGGTGAGCCGATCCCGCCCGCAGTGCCGTCGCCAGGCGAGGAGTTCGAAGCCAGCGAGGCCGCGTGATGGCCGCCCTGGGCTTCCCCTTCGACCCGGCCGCCGTCGCGCGGCCCTGCACCTATGCCGATCTGCCGGACGTGCCCGCGATCCAGCGGCTGAAGTCGCGGCGGCAATGGGTATGCTGGCGCTATGTCCATCGGGCCGGCGACCAGAAGCCGACCAAGCCGCTCTATCAGCCCGCCAACGGGCTGCCCGCGAGCCACAGCAATCCGCGCCACTGGGGCTCCTACGACGAGGCCGTGGCGCGCGCCTCGCGCTCACGCATGGACGGCGTCGGCTATGTCCTGTCCGACGACGACGACCTGACCGGCTACGATCTCGACGACTGCCGCAACCCAGACACGGGCGAGGTCGAGCCCTGGGCTCAGGAAATCATCGACCTCGCTGAGACCTATTGCGAGGTGTCGCCATCGGAGACGGGCTTGCGCCTCATCGGCGAGGGCAAGATCGAAGCGGCGATCAAGCGCGACCCGGCCAGCGTGGAGATCTACCCGCGCCAGCGCTACCTCACCATCACCGGTTGGCACGTTCCAGGCACGCCCGATACGATCAAACCGGCGCCGGCTACGCTCGCCGCGCTGAAGGAGCGCGTGGCGGCCTTCGACGCCCAGATCTCCGCGCAGAGGGATCAGGTGGCCGGCACGACACTGCCTGTCCCGTCCGCCCAGACGGAGGCGTTGCCTGTCGCGTCGCCGTCGGGCTCGCCGTTCTTCCGGGACGTCAACTCGGCCGCGCTCTCGTCCCTGGCGCTGTGGGTGCCGCAGATCTTCGGCTCCGCGGCCCGCTTTCAGCCTGGCACCGGCGCGTGGCGCATCTCGTCCCGGGCGCTGGGCCGGAACCTGCAGGAGGATCTGTCGATCGCCCCGACCGGCATCCGGGACTGGGGCGTCGGCGACATGGGCGACCCGCGGCTCGGCGCGCGCACACCGATCGATCTCGTGATTGAGTTCGGGTTTGAGCGCACGGCCAAGGACGCCGCGTTCTGGCTTTGTCACAAGCTTGGGCGAGATCCGGAGACGCTGGGCTGGGCCCCTAGCGACGACGGCACTGGCGCCGAGATCGCGGCCGCTCTGCTGGCTCGGCCTGTCGTGACGGCTCCGAGCGGCGAACTGATCGACGCCGAAACCGGCGAGTTCGTCGTGCCTGCGCGGATCGAGGTCGACGGCGCGACAGACTACCCCGACGATGCACTGCAGGTGCCGGGCCTGATCGGCGAGATGGCGGACTGGATCATGGCGACTGCCATGTTCCCGTGCCGTCTGTTCGCCGTGTCCGCCGCGCTGGCGGCCGTCGGAACGGTCATCGGGCGGCAGTGCTACACCGGCGTGCCGCGGGCCGGCTCTGCGCTCTACTGGCTAGCCATCGCCCCAACGGCGGGCGGCAAGGACCGTCCGCAGGAGGCCGTCAAGCAGATGTTCGCGGCCGCGGGCCTCTCGCACCTCATTAAGACGTCGGTCTCCTCGTCCGCGAAACTCGGCATGTCGCTCAACGAGCAGCCGGTGCAGTGTCAGGTGATCGATGAGGTCGGCAAGGTGCTGCGCAAATTCGTGTCGCGCAACGCCTCCGCGCAGGAGATGGCGCTCCTCGACGACTACTGCTCCGTCTGGGGCAAGAACCTCGGCTCGTTCGAGCCAGAAGGCGTGACCACGCGCGGCGACACCAGCATCCGGCAGCCCAGCCTGACTTTCTTCGGCGCGACGACGCCGACGAACTTCTACTCGCAGCTCCGGTCGGCCCAGGTGGCTGGCGGCTTCCTCAACCGCTTCCTCGTCATGCAGCGGCACGTGCGCGTGCCGGAGAACCCGGACGTGCAGCCGGAGGACGTCGTGCCGCCGGTTTTTGTGGAGGCCCTGCAGACGCTACGGACGTGGCAGGACAGCGGCATCATGCCGGCGCCGGGCAACATGGCGGACGACCCGGAGCGGCCGCCGGCGCCGTACATCGTGCCTATGACCGATGAGGCCGAGCGACTGATGATCGAGGCGCGGGCTCGGGCTCGAGAGATGATCCTCGCGTCTGACGAAGACCCGGTGCTGGAGGTCTATGCCCGCTCGGCCGAGATGGTGAAGCGCATGGCGCTCGTGCTGGCCTGCGGGCGGCACTGGCGGAACATGCCGGCCTGCCGGATCGAGGCGCAGGACGTCACCTTCGCCGCCAATCTGGTAGATTGGTCCATGGCGTCGTTCGTCGACGGCTTGCGCCAGCACATGGCCGAGAACGAGCACCAGGCCAACGCCAAGATGGTGCTGGCGATCATTCGCAAGGCTCGGCGTATCACGCGGTCGGACCTTTACCGTCGGGTCGATAACCGGCTGCAGGCCCGCGATTTGAGCGGTATCCTCGCGAATTTGTGCGAGGCAGGAAAAATCGAGGCGCTGGAGGAAAAATCGCCCGACGGCGTGAAGGGCGGGCGGCCGAAAACCATTTATGCCCTTCGGTAGGGTTTCGGTCAGGAACCCTTAAAACGTTTCGGGTTTGGATTGACACGGATCGAGGGCGATGCCATCTGATCCGTCGAGAGGCGGCGCTTCGGCACCGCGCTCATTCCGGGGCCCGTGCCTTCATGGTGCGGGCTTCCGCGTTTTAGGCCTATGCGGGCCTTTCTCCCATCGCCGCCAGCCCAACTGGTCTCGTATGCTCTTCGTATACGTCGATGATTTTGGGCATTCCGGCCCATACGTGGCGCGAACGGATCCGAAGCACAACACGAGCCCGATTTACGGGTTTGCCGGGTTTGCGCTGCCGGCCTCTGAACTGCGGGCGTTCTCGTCGTTCTTTCTGCAGCTGAAGCAGAACAATCTCAGCGACGACATCAAGCGCGCTCAGAAGCCGGTTTATCGGTGGGAAAAGAAGGGGACAAACCTCTTCACCAAAAATTCCATCCAGCGCTATCGTGCGGTGCGCGAGATGGGGTTCCGGCTTCTTGGAGAGATCCAGAAGAGGCACGGGTTCGTCTTCTACCATGGCCGTGAGAAAATTCGCACCGCCGAAGCGCAGAACCCGATCGGCCTTCAGACCACTGTCCTGTCCCACTCGATCCGGCGCCTGAACAGGGCGGCTGGCCGGGCCAGGATGCCGTTCTCGCTCGTCATGGACCAGTGCTCGGCGAAGCTGGATCTCTTGGAGTGCGCGCAGAAAACCATGTACGGCACCGATCCGTGCCGAAACATGGTCAGCCCTCCGTTTGAGGTCGAAAGCCATCTCGATCAGTGCATGCAGGCCGCGGACTGGATTGCCACGCTCGTTGGTCGCGTCTGGGCGTGGCGCCTCGATCCAGAGGGGTTCGCAGAATATGCCGACTACGATCGGTATTATGGGGATCGGCTGCAGCGCGCGTCCCAATTCAGCACCGTCGAAAAGCGGAGCGACATCGCTCGGAATTACGTGCTTCGGCCCAGCAAGCCTGCCACGGTGCTGGTCGCGCAGGAGCAGGTGGTCACCACCATTACCGAAATTCAGACCGTTGTGACGACATCCGCGGATACCGATGTCGCTGACCTCTTAGGGCGAAAATTCCGCGTTCGACGGGGCCCCACAAGCGACAAATCTGAATAGCCACAACCCCGCTTCGGCGGGGTTTTTTATGCCCGAAACAAGGGGGGGGGTTTTTACCCCTGGAGGGGGTTTTTACCCCTGGCGGGAATTTGCGCGCACCGAGGTTATTACCCCTTTTTACCCCACGGCTCAGGGGTAAAAACCTCCGAAGGTAAGAGTATGATATATAAGAGAAAAAAAGATTTTTTTCTATATATTACCCTTTTTACCCCTACCCCATACCCTTACCCTCAAAATGGCAGTTCCGGCCCCAATTTCCCGCGGGCATAGGTATACGGGGGTAAAAAGGTAAAAACCTCCGGGCGAGCCGTGGGCTTGCTTCCCACACCTTTGGCGCTATCCTCTGGACCGCGCATACCCGACCGTGACCGCGGCGACCCCGAGAGAGGCCGCCGAGGATGAGTGACCTTCAGCAGACCGCGCGCAGACCAAGGCTCTGGCGAAGAAGCGGAAGGCCAGCCGCGCCGCGCGCAAGCGGCGGATGGCGCGCATCAAGTCCGCCAATCGAACAGCCCTGCCGACACCGGCCCGCGTCCGGGCCCGGAAGAAGACCGAGCGCTTCGAGGTCGGCGAACTGCACGACTGGGCCGTCGTTCGGTCAGACCCGGCGCGCGCTGCGCGCTGCGCCGCCCGGTTGCGTGAAGTTGGCCTCCCAGTGTTCGAGGCGCGTCAGGAAGAGCGGCTGGTCGACGAGGACCGAGGCAAGGCTCGCATCGCCCAGGTACCGGTGCTGCGCCGCCTGATGTTCGTGGGCATCCCGACGGATCCGCACGGCGCCGGTCATCTCGGAGAGGATCTCAGGGACAGCTTGCGGGCGCTGACCGGTCTCCGTGAGGTCTGGTGCGAGGGCGAGGAAGCGCGAGTCTGGATCGACCGCGAGTGGCTCGCCGCGGAGACCCGGCCGCTGCGCGTCTCGGCGCACCTGATGCAGCGCTTCGCCGACCACATCACCGGACACCGTCAGGACGATCAGGCCGTGGACGAGGTCATGCAGATGCTCTTCGGCGTCGGCGACATGGTCAGGGCCACCGAGGGACCGTTCGCGCTATTCAGCGGCAAGGTCGAGGAGGTCGATCCGCGCAAAGGACGGGTGAAAGTCGGCCTGAACGTCATGGGCGGGACCATTCCGGCGTGGATAGATCAAACGAAACTTGAGGCCGCGTGATCTGAGGCCATTGACTTGCCGAATCACGCATGCATCTTTCCGCTCAGGATATCCGGTGTGTCCGAGCTTTGGGCCGCCCCGACTGCCCCTTGCGGGATGTGTCCATCGGACCCGGCCCACGAACTTCGGTTCGAGGCTCAACGCCGGTCATTCCCCCAATTCGGTTCGACGTCGAGTGGAGCAGTCCGGTAGCTCGTCAGGCTCATAACCTGGAGGTCCGCGGTTCGAATCCGCGCTCGGCAACCATCACGGGATCCGCGATGCTCGATCCCCGCCTCATCGCCTACGCCAACCTCTGCCACGCCGTCATGACCGCGGGCCTCGTGCTCTGGCTCGATCTGGTGGGTGAGGCCCTGACCGGGACGCGATGATGCCGGTCGGCTTCGACATGTCCGACTTCGAGCGAGCGGCATCCCGAGCCGGCGCCCTCCAGGATCAGATCCCCTTCGCCCTGAGCCAGTCGCTGAACGACGGCCTGTTTGCTGCGAGAGACCACCTCATCACCCACACGTGGCCGGCCCACGTCTCGGTCCGTGATCCGAACTTCATGCGCAACGCGCTGAGGGTGGAGCGGGCCAGCAAGGGCAACCTGTCCGGCGCCGTCACCAGCCAGGGCACCCGAGCCGGCAACCGCGGCCACCTCGTCATGCACGAGAAGGGCGGCGTGAAGCGGCCGAGCAAGTCGAAGATCGCCATCCCCGACCGCAAGGTGCTGGCCCGCCGCTCAGGCCGCGGCATCCCGAAAAGCCTGAGGCCGGGCACCGCACCGAACACCTTCCGCAAGGGCGACGTGATCTACCAGGTCACGGGCGGGAAGAAGAATCGGAAGCTGAAGCTCCTCTACACCCTGAAGCCTCAAGCGCCGATCAAGGGCGTCGTCCCGTTCCATGCCGACTTCGACACGGTCGTGCGGCGCGAGGTGACACGAGCCTTTCCGAACCGGATCAAGGCGGCGATGGCCTCGAGGCGCAAGTAGGCGCGTAGGAAGGCCCAGAGTGGGCGTGGGCGATCAGGGCTGTCAGGACACAGGGAGGACCCACGAGGGTCGCCACCGCCCCGCCCAGTGCGAGGGAGGGTGCTCAGAGTTCCCGGGTCCTTCCAGAGGGGTACCACCCCGGAGGTAACGCGCGAGGCTCGGGCCTTTCCCAGCGATGAAACAGCGTAAGGGGGCGTCAGCAGCATGGCGACGGTAGGCCAAGCGGCGGCCCATGTGTTTCTCGCAGAGCGGAATTTCTACGAGCTGCTCGACCGCGGCGTTGTCGAGCGGCAGCCGCCTGGCGAGTACGATCTCGACATCGTCCGCGAGGAAGTTTTCCGGCAGCTTCGAGCAGCCGCATCCGGTCGGGAGAAGAAGCCGGGCGCGCTCGATGGCGAGTTCGAGAAGGTGATCTGCCCCCAATGA